TGGACAAGCATATATTGTAGTGTAGGACAACCTCTCTCAGGTCCTATTCAATACTCATTAAAAACTCCTACACATTTGGGCATCTACTAATGTGGATGCTCTCTTTTTATGCACGATTTGAATAGGACAAGCATATATTACAGTATGTGGTGACACCACTTTATATATCAGAGCACCTAACAATTGTGGGTGCTCTTTTATTTCGTACATATTGGACACCTAAAAAGGGAGGATGAAGAATAATGGAAAGCAACTCAAGTATTATCATCAAAAATAAATCAAGTATTAGTATTACCACGACTGTAAGTAAAGGTGATTTAATTTCTACTATTAATCAAGATACAGACCGTATATGGATTAAAGCTAAAAAAAATAATATTGATGGAAAGGTTGATAATAATGGCTAAAAACAAACTTACTATCAAAGTAGATGCTGATACGACAGAAGCATTAAAACAAATGAAGGAAGTAACGGAAGCCGCTAATGAATGTGTGGCTGCGTTGGAGAAGTTGGAAACGGTTATGAATAGAATTACAGGTAAAAGTAAACCAATCAAATATTTTCCTAAGGTTGGTATTGAATTATGCGGTGAAGTGAAACCTTCAGACATCATACAACGAATTAATAATACAGAAGAAAAAATCTGGATTTAAGTTGTGATTAAACCAATAGCAATTATCCTAGGCACTGCCGTGATCGGTACAGCGTCTTATTTTATTTTGCGAAGGGAGTGATGGGATGTTTTGGTTAGGAGGACTTACAGGATATCTTGTAGGTACACTTGTTACATTATTGGTGATCTACTTCGGATATCGGATTGGTGAGATGAGTCAGTGAAGAAGGAAATGGAGTAGTTGAAAGCGTTAAAGAATGATAAGGGGTGAGGGGAATGTGGGGTCCAGTAACTGGAAGAGACGTACTAGAGTTCTTTTGGGAGTATAAGTGGTATGTACTGAAGATGTCATGTATTCCCTTCTTAATCGGATTAGGAACAGGGTGGATTATATGGGGATGACTAGAGAAGAAATGATTCGATTCGTCATTGAAGGCGGAAAAGAGTTTGGAGAAGATTACACTCTTAAAGGATTAGAGAATATGTCCGATGAAGAATTGAAGAAAGAAGTTGAATGGGTGGATTATCTGTTAGATAAGTAATCCTAACAAAACAAACAACTCAACGAACAAAAATAGAGATAGTTAACAAAATGCAGGGTGGTTTCACAATCCCTTTAAAATCAATACTTTGAATGTATACTTTTGTTAGTGGTTTTTGCTAAAACAGCTAAAACGCTATGAGTTCAATGAAATCAATGTTTTGAATGTAAACTAATGGGTAAAAGTTTACATTCGCACGAACAATTTAAACGATGAATTATTAAGTAGCGAATCCGCTGCTTTTTTATTTTATAAAGGAATTACCATAAGGAGGAGTTAGAGAAATGAAACTAAGTAAACAAGAACAAACAGTTATTATCGGTCAGTTAATAAATGTTATTGGTGTGGGGTTAGCAAAACAACGCATTGATCCACAGAAACTAGAAAAGGCTGTAGCTATGCATAACGAAATAAGTGATGATATGACACCGAAGCAAACAAGGGAAACGCTTATTAGTGTGTTAGATAAGACGATTGACGAATTCCTAAAAGCTTAAACAAAAAAACTAATAGAGTTTATCGTGAGGTGGTAGATGTGGCAGCAATTCCAACAAAAGTAATTACTTGTTCATACTGTGAAGGGACAGGGAAAGAAATAAATCATTTCGACCCACCAGTTATTGAACATAGAAGATCAATGACTGTGTTAGAACCACAACGGACAATTAGCGGCCGAGAGATATTAGATGATCCTTGTCCTGCTTGTAATGGAACATTAATGATTAGAGTAATTAAATAACTATTAAGGGATTACCGCGAGGTGGTGAATATGGCTAGGCAACGTAGCCCAGATCGTGACAAAGCATTTGAAATATATAAAGCAAGTAAAGGCGAGAAGCCGCTTGTTGAGATTGCCGAAGACCTCGGTATCTCAGAAGGTACAGTTCGAGGGTGGAAAAACAAGGATAAGTGGAACGATAAAATTTATGGAACGTTCCGTAAAAATGAAAAGAACGCTCCGGATAATACGGAACGTTCCGTAAAAACAGGTGCACCCATAGGCAATAAGAATGCAGTTGGTAATAAAGGTGGAGCTCCGAAAGGAAACTCGAACGCTGTTGGATTTGGTGCTCCCAAACAAAACGCTAATGCTGTAACGCATGGATTGTTCAGAAAGATAATTCCTAACGACGATCAACACGCAATGGAATTACTTGATGAAATACAAAATCATACAGAATTAGATATGTTGTTTAATTCCATTCAGCTGCAATACTTCAATATCCTCAATTCACAGCGCATTATGCATGTTCGTGATAAAGATGATATGTCACGAGAGGTTATTAGTGAATCGGAAGCTGGTGAATCTTACACTGTTCAATTCGCATGGGATAAGCAAGCTAATTTACTAACTGCATACGCAAGGGCCATGACTACATTATCTTCTATGATAGAACGCTTTGATAAGTTAGCTAATGTAGATGATGAGCGAAGATTGAAGTTAGTTCAAATGAAGACTAATATCGAGAAAACACAAGCGGATACTGACTTCGCACAAGAACGCGCAGCAAAACTCAAAGGTCAAAAGAAAGATACTTCATTACTCGATGCATTAATAGAAGGGCGTAAACAATATGAGCAAAACAGCGATTAAGTTTTCCCCTAAACAATTAGAAGTTATCTATCGGCCATATAATTACACCTTTGATGTACTTGAAGGGACGCCTAGATCAGGGAAGACAACAGCAGGGCACTTTCGCTATGCTGATTATTTGACATGGACAAGGGATACGAATCATTTGATTGTTGCTTATAACCAGGAGCAAGCACACCGTTTATTCATCGATGGTGATGGCACTGGATTACAAAACATATTTGGAAACTTAGCGGATATTAAACATGACGAGCGTGGTTCTCACCTTGAAATACACACTCCGAATGGCATTAAGCGTGTCTATTATAAAGGAGCAGGAAAAAGTAATAGTGTAGGTGCTATAACGGGTATGTCGCTTGGTAGTGTAGTATTTTGTGAGATTAACCTTCTTAATATGGGAATGATTCAAGAGTGCTTCAGACGTACATTCGCAGCGCAAGACCGTTACCATTTAGCGGATTTAAATCCTCCCGCCCCTAACCATCCAGTTATATCAGAAGTATTTGATGTACAAAATACACGTTGGACTCATTGGACTCCTGATGATAATCCGATTCTTACTGAGAAGAGGAAGCAGGAGATACATGAAATCCTTTCAAAGAATCCTTACTTACTGGATCGAGATTGGTATGGTAAACGTGTTATGCCACAAGGTGTTATTTACTCCATGTTTAGCATGAAAGATAACATCATTCCTGCTGTTCGTGGTCAGAGATACGAAATGTACTTCACTGCTGATGGTGGTCAATCAGATGCTACTTCATGCAGTTGTAATATCGTTGTTAGGTATGAAGATAAATTCAGATTGCTGCGTGTGGCTAACTACTATCATAGTGGGAAAGATACAGGGCAAGTCAAAGCAATGTCCACTTACGCAAAAGAGATTAAGAAGTTCGTTGAATGGTGTGTTAAGAAGTTTGAAATGCAATACACTGAAGTGTTTGTCGATCCAGCGTGTAAATCTTTAAGAGAAGAATTACACCTAATTGGTATTCAAACAAGCGGGGCAGACAACAACGCTCGTGATATAAAAGGTTCAAGCAAGGGAAAAGAAGTTGGTATCGAGAGACTTCAAAACGCCATTACTAACGAGCAATTTTTACTTGTTGAGTGTGATGAGTATGACCATTATAACTTCCTAAAAGAAATTGGGATGTATGTCCGTTTAGATAACGGAGAACCGATAGACGCTTACAATCACGCCTTAGATGAGGCAAAATATAGTAATAATTACTTCTATAACAACTATGTAAAATAAGGTGGTGATAATATGTTTAAAACTATCGCCAATGCGGTAAGGAGGTTGTTCACGAAAATGGGACTTATCAAAGGTATGAAAAAAGTTACCGATAACAGAAAGATAACTATCGATGAGGAATCGTACAAGCAAATAGATATATGGAAAGCTATCTATAGTGGTCATTTCGCTGAGTGGCATGATTTGAAATACCAAACGATTGAAGGACAGAAAACACGCCGTATGGCTTCATTGAATATGGCGAAAGTCGTATCTCAAGAAATGGCTTCTCTTATCTTCAATGAGAAATGTTCTATTAATATCTCAGATGAAACGCTATTCAATAACATCAAGAACGTTTTAGATGATAATAACTTTACAAGAGAGTTTCAGAGGTATCTAGAATACATGTTAGCTCTTGGCGGTATGGTTATTAAAGTGTATTGGGATAATGGAATTAAACTTTCTTATGTCACCGCAGACTGTTTTGTCCCTGTATCGTGGGATAACAATAAAGTTACTGAAGGTGTATTTATTAATGAATCCACTAAAGGCGACAAGTATTATACGCTGCTCGAATGGCATTTAATCGAAGGTACGCAGCATGTCATTAAAAATGAGCTGTATGAGAGTAAAAATAAGGGTGAATTAGGAACTAAAGTCTCTTTATCTATTCTGTACGCTGATTTGGAAGAAGAAGTTCGTATTGATGACTTATCTAAGCCGATGTTTGTGTATTTCAAACCGAATACAGCAAACAATTTCGACTTATATTCACCTTTGGGGATCTCAATATATGCGAACTCATTAGATGTATTAAAATCTCTTGATATCGCATTCGATAGCTTCCAAAGGGAATTCGTTTTAGGTAAGAAACGCATTATTGTACCTGCTTCTGCTATCAAATATGTAACGGATCCGATTTCTGGACAACAACAACGCTACTTTGATGCATCGGACGAAGTATATGAAGCGATGAAGTTCGAAGAAAACCAGGAAATAAAAGATATATCTGTTGAATTACGCGTTGAAGAACATAAAGCGGCAATAAATGCGCTGTTAAATTACTATTCAATGCAGACGGGCTTCTCTACCGGTGCATTTAGCTTTGATGGTCAAGGAGTTAAAACAGCAACAGAAGTTGTAAGCGAAAACTCCAAGACATTTAAAACAAAACAGTCGCATGAAACGATTATTGAGGATGGTATTCGCGACTTAGTGGATATTGTTATCGAAGTTGCTTCTTTATATGACGAATTTGAAAGCGCTGATGAATATGAAGTCACAGTAACCTTTGATGACTCTATAGCAGAAGATCAGGCTGCTGAAATCAATAAGCAAATCTTACTTGTTACCAACAATTTGACAACTAAGAAAAAAGCGATTATGAAAATTCACGGCGTTTCTGAAGAAGAAGCGACTCAAATGTTAGAAGAAATAACGGAAGAGAATAGAATGGCCCTTCCTGAAAATGTTGATTTCTTCGGATTGGAAGGGAATCAACAGAAAAATAATGATCCAGGAGCTGAGTAATCATGGCATTACCTCCTGAGAAATTACTGCAGCTCTCTATATTCGTAGTTGATATTTACAACGCGATTGAAGAAGAGTTGCTTTTAAACATGGCAAAAATACTTAAAAATGATATTGAATTGCTGCTAACTGCTGAAAACGCAGAGCAATATCAACACTGGAGAATGGTTCAGTTAAATAAATTAGGTGTTTTGAATCAACAACAAATCAATACCATCGCTCGACATAGTGGTAAAACGGCTGAAGAAGTGCATACGATGCTACAAACAGCCGGATATACTGCAGTCGAACAACACGAAGGCATTTATAAGAAAGCCGTGCAACTCGGTTTATTAGCCGCTACTTCTGTAGCACAAACAAGTACCGCTTTAATTGGCATTCTGAATGCATACGAGCGGCAAGCATTAGAGACTTTTAATCTCGTTAATACAACGATGCTTAAACAGGCTCAACAAGTCTATTTGGATATTTTAAATACAACGGTAGGCAAGGTGTTAGGTGGTGTTATAACACCACAACAAGCACTTAGACAAACTGTTTCCAAATGGGCTCAGAAAGGTATTCCTGCTTTTATTGATAAGGCCGGTAGAAAATGGAGTACAGAAGCTTATATAAACAACGTTACACGTTCTACTAGTAATAATGTAGCGAATGAGATGCAGATGAAACGTGGCGATGAATACGGTGTGGACTTAATAGAAGTTAGCAGCCATTTAGGAGCGAGACCGCTCTGTCGAAAATGGCAAGGCGCTATATATTCTAAAAGTGGTAAACATAAAAAATATCGCCCGCTGTCTGATACATCTTATGGTGAAGCAGCAGGACTTGGAGGGTGTAATTGTCGGCACCAATTCTACCCATTCATTGAAGGTGTATCGACACAACGATACGAGCCATACGACGATACTGAGAACGACAGAGTATACAAAGAAAGCCAACAGCAAAGACACCTGGAACGGCAGATAAGAAAAGCGAAGAAAGAAGTCAAGGTTATGGAAGCGTTAGGTGATCCAGAAGGCGTGAAAGAAGCGAAGAATAAGGTTTCGCAACGACAAGCTGCTATGAGAGAATTCATCAACCAAACGAAACGTAAACGTCAATATAACAGAGAACAAATTGTATAGGAGGAACTAATATGAATTTCGGACAAGCTTTAGAAGCCTTAAAACAAGGGAAAAAGGTGACACGCTCTATTTGGGGTGGTCATTGGTTTCTATCCAAGAATCCAGAGGTAAAAGAAGAACTGGACGCTGGATATGTAAGAGGATTTCAAACTCACGATATGATATTCGCTGTATTAAAAGATAATGGTGGGGTTGCTCCTGCTCAAGCGTACCAAGCTGATATGTTAGCAGAAGATTGGGAGGTTGTTGAATAATGAAAAACACGATTACTCAAGAAGATATTAATAGCATTTTAGAAAAGATTCATTGGACAGTAGAAGAGTTTCACGGCAAATGTACAGTAGTAGTCGCTAAATTGCCAAACGGATTTATTCTAACTGAATCAAGTGCATGTGTAGATCCTGCTAATTATGATGTAAACATCGGCATCGAATGCTGCAAAGAGCGCATCGTTAATAAAGTTTGGGAGTTAGAAGGATATCGTTTGCAATGTGAAGTTGCGGAAAAATCCTTTAAAAAGGAGGAATAACGATGGTTTATGTATTATTTTCTTTAAAAACTGACCCGCACATCAAGTTATCTATCGAAGATAAAAGTGAGCAAGATGTAATGAAATCACTTGAACCACAATTTAAATCAGGTTCTACTTACATCTACCTAGATAAAGCTATTATAGAAAAAGAACAAATCGCAGCTGTTCAAGTATCTGAGAAAGGAGTTTTTATAAATGTTCACAACTAAATATCGATTACCTTTAAATTTACAATTCTTCTCTGAGGGAGGAGAACCTACACAAACTCCACCTGAAGGAGGTGATCCTAATGTAACACCAGAAACTACACCACCAGCTCAAGAACCACCTGTACAGCCGCCTGTTACCTTTACACAAGAGCAGATGGATGAAGTGAAACAGCAGCAGGAAGCATCATTCTTGAAGAAACTTGGTGTGGAGAACTTAGATCAGTTGAAACAAACGGTAAAAGGTTGGAATGAATACCAAGAGTCACAGAAAACAGAGCAAGAAAAAATAAATGAAAAGTTAACAACCTTTGAGACTCAATTAAAAGAAAAAGATGAGTCTCTTTTTAATTCTCAGGCGCAAATAGCCGCGCTTAAATTAGATATCAAAGAA